TTTCCGTTTTTTGTGACATGCTCGTAAAAGTCATGCCACTCTGTGGTTCAAATATACTTGTACTAGAATCACTATAAGTAAGTGAGCTAGTACTCTCAGTTGATGACACATAGTCATCATGAGTCGGGACATCCGTCCCTTCATTGCTTCCGTATAGGGTGGAAGCGCTACCGCGTTTTAAACAATATTTACAAATTCCAGGTTTATGTATAACCATGCAGACAACCCAGTTCTACATGGAAGAGTATTATATAATTATGTATTATATGTACATTATATAAGTTAGTATATAGAAATTTATAAGTGCCCAAGGCCATACTTCTAACTAAGCAGGTAATCTCGAGGACACAGTTTTTCTAGCGGAATCATACAACTAGAGAGAAGGGGGCACTATGTCGCGCCGGTATGTTGTATACCATTCCTCAACTCTCATGTCATATGTTTTAAAAATTCCACAAGGACGTATTTTAAGCTCGTCAGCTACTTTGCGCATCTGCTCCATGCGCATCTCATATGTGTCACGACCATATGCAAACCACTCGAATGCAGCGCCATCCATACACGCAACAGCATGATCAGTAGGTGAAAGAACGTCGGACTTGAGATTTGAGTGCAAACTTTTAAATATAGACATCTCATCCAATTTCCCGACGACACAATCAATCTCAGGTAAATATGAATCAGTACGCTTCAAGAATTCTGCGTCTTCCCATTTCATAAAATCCACCATCTCAGACACCTTATCAGGCATGGTAAACTCCATACCATGCTTCGCTAGAAATGCTGCATATGACTTCATGCTCCAGAACTTAACACGTTTAGTATTCACAGCAGCTTTACAATCATCACCATAATTACCTCCTCTTTCACAATCGCGGAAAGTGTGAGGAAAATTCTCATGCGCACGCACTTCAATATTGAGAAACGCTACCCTCTTAAGAAGTGAGTTGCATGAGTTATTGATATGTACGGTAAGATTGTTTCCGGAAATATGCCCGGCACTCAATTCAAAAATTGTCCCATTATAAGCAACAACAGGGTTCAAAAGTTCAGTACAAATACCACGAAAAATAGTAATATCACGAGCACTAAAGTTACCACTCAAAATAAGAAGATCACCATACATGCGTAGCACTGCAGCAATTAATTGAGCTGGCATCTTAGTATCATAGGCTTTGTAATCGCCAGCACTACAGGCATCAAAACCTGGTGCATTACAATACTTTACCCATTGTTCCCATTCCGGACCCATACAATTCATACCCACCATACTCTCGCTAATAAGTGGATTCATTTGTATGAATCGTGTAAGACCTAGAGACAATCTTCTAAGGTGATACTGGACACCAATGCCCATGCTGTAAAACATGCGCATCTTCTCCTTAGTCACTTTAGTAGGCTCATCCTTAAGGACAGCCTTAATGGGAGAATATGTTCTCCTACCAGCTGCCCAATCTTCTTCATTACGATCAATCTCATCCCATATCTCCTGGACAAACGTCATAGGGTTATCATATCCTTCAACGCCTCCCTCAATAGGAATAAGATATTCGCTTTTAGGACCGGTCAACGGGTAGCCAATAGAACTAGTAAAATTCATCTTATCGATGAATCGCTCACCAGGTACACCATTGATAACTTCATGAGGTTTGAGTGGTCTTATCATGTCACGCATAAAATCATTTTTGACAATCAAATCTCGTAATGGTCCAGAATAATCTTTCACTGCCCACTCAATATCTTCTTCAAAAAAGCCATCCGAAGCATGTGTAACTTTATCCAAAGTATCATGCCATGGCTTCCAACGTGGCCGCACATACGGAGGTCCCCAAATATTTGGTTGACCCATATTCCGTTCTACGGCTTCGCTAGCTATGGATTTCACGACACGCGAAATAAAAGTGACTCCACCCAAACAAGAACCATAAATACGCAAACTCTTGGCCTCTTCCAAAAAATTGACAGGACTATTTTTATGTACATCAGAACTAATCAATATAGGTTTGCCAAGAATTTTCTCTGGAAAAACACCAGCACAATGCGGCTCAAATACGCACTCAAAGAGTTTAATCTTAGCGGCATTATACACACTCTTAGATAAAAAGCCAGCAATACCAACAGGTGAAGGCTCACGCGTACCTCCCAAATGGAAGCCAGCAATGTGTGGACTTTTCCCAGTGGTAATATATGCACCCATACACAATCCTCTACACGAATTGTGCGTTAAACGCGTATTATAACCCTGAAATGTGGCAAGAGTATGCTTGCAAAGAGCAGGGTCCACAGTTGCACCTTCCTCACGGCGCTCACCGTCTTTGTCTTTATAGACAAAAATGGTGTTACCCGTATACCTGACATCAGGTAACAAGTAAGTAACGGTAGCAAAACTACCCCCACTCTTAATAGAAACAATAGCAAAATCGCTCTCGGGAACACGCTGACAATTTAATGAATCAACGTATCCCTTAAACGTACCACCAGCGGCATCAATACCGTGGCGATGAAAAGTGAGCAATTTCCTTGTTATACTATCACCATCATAAACCATATGGGCTGGTAAAAGTATTACATCCTTCTCTAATGCAATTGCATCACAATATTCCTCATGCCCATTACGTTCAACGCGCATAAAAAGAAGATTCTTAAAAACGGTATTACAAACTTGAATAGGTGTGGCAGTTGCAGATTCACGACATAGTGTGGGCGGTTGCTCAATACGAACTTTTTGCCACATGCATCTCTCAGCATCACGCTCTGCAACATCTGCAGCACATGTCGGTGTCAAGTTACCTTGTGGCATAAGAATTTCTCGCGTGCGCACAAA